TTGCCTCGAAGCCAGTCTACTTTGCCTGGCGAAGCACTGCTTGCGCCGATGATTACTCCCGAGGCACTGCCTCCTGAAGCCTTTGAGGCTGATAGTAGCCCGGCATACTTCTTTGTGCCAACTATTTCTTTTTCGAGATCTTCGATCGTCGCTGCGGAAGGCTTGCCCGCGCTGTCCAGCACGCGAGTGACAGCCTTGCCGTCGCTGCCATACTCGACAGTGAGCCGCTTTTGAATCGATTCAGCTAGCAACTCAGCAGCATCACTGTCCACAGCTAGCTTTCCGGCTATTCGCATGGCAACGTTGTTGACTAGCACATCACGCAGACTTGATCGCAACGTATCGGCAGTCGCCTTGCCTGCTGTTTCTGCATCGGTGATCTTTGTCTTGTAGCTCGCCTCAAGTGCTTCGAGATCACCTTGCGACACCTTGCCCTTGAGGCGATCGTGCAGATCATTCTTAGCTTTCTCAAGCTCCGCTTTTGTCTGTGCAAGCAGCGTAGCAACCTGTTGCTTCTCATCAGCTTCGTGCTGCTTGGCGCGCACAAGCGCTCCAACAACAGGATGCGTGTCCGGCAATCTGTCGCCAAGATCGGCGTAGAACTTGCCATCCGACCCCTGCTTGTACTCACTACGAAGAACCTCGGGAACTTCTTCTAGTTTCTCAATCATCGTCTTGATCATTAGAGCACTGCCCCTTTCTATTGTTGCGCTACCTGTGGCACTGCCACAGTTTGTGATTGCTTTCTAGCTGCAATCTCAATTACAGCCTTCTCGTCTTCATCCGTCGCAAGACCGCTTTGCCGCATTTTTCGACGGCCTTCTGTCCAGGACAAAAGCCCATTCTGCACCTCGCTCATAAGCTGCGCACGTTCTGCAGGTGTCATGCGTTCAAGCTCGGCATTTGCATGAATATCAATTGTAGCTGTGCCGCTAACACCCACAAACTGGCCAGCCCACGTCAAGGCTTGCACGTAGGCCGCAGCGACATTACTAGCGCACGTGCTAAGCACTGACATTTCGCTCGCAGTCTCAATGCGAGCCTCAGTTGCCGTACGCTGCACTTCGCGCGACTGTATCAATCGCGCACCAAGCGCTACCATCTGGCGTTCCTTGTCCTGCATTGCCTCGCGAACCATGCCATTTGTTTGAGCCTGCACTAGCTTCAAGTCACTGCCTTGCGGCAACGCCACAGCAGCGCGCGAACCAATTGATAGCTTCTTTTGCATAACACCCTCCCACCAATCCTTTGTCATGCCGGTTAGTACAGGGGTAGCTTGCCCGCAAATGAACACTGACTCTTGGTAGTCGGCGCTATCACAGTAATGTGCTATGTTCATGTTTGCAAGATCAAGCATAGGCGGATCATCAACAGCTAGATCATTGTTCTCAGAGCCAATTGCAACAAACGGAATTGACTGCAACGGATTGCCTGCACTGTCAAGCAAAACATGCGTTTCCACGGGTTGCCTTCCGGCATCAGTGTCGCGATAGATAGTAGTCGAGCACGCTAGACCACCCGAAGGCGTATCCACAAGGCGCAATACGCGCCACTGTTGTACGTACTCAATACCAAAGCCGTCATCAGTGGTTACTGGGCAACTTTCTGCAAGCACAATCAGACTTGGTACTGTACGCGCGCCAATTGACATTGTTCGCCAATTGATAATGTCTTGAGGGTCATAAGTACGCATGATCGGACGCAAGCCTAGATTTGCTACTAAGCTGGCTCGACTGACGGGAGCATTGACAACTGGATAGTCAGTCAGCAAACCGCACCTACCCAACGCTGCTACCTTACCAAGTGTAGCTTGCATTTGCTGCTGCAAGCTCACCCCACCACCATCAATGTCGAGGCGCAAACTGTCGAGCCCTGTAGGCAGCACGATAGTAGGCGGATCAACAAAAGCAAGCGCCGTCAATCCCTTGTGCGTTCGTCGAGTTACATTGTAGAACACAGCACGTTGCTTGTACTGTGCATAGCGTGCAACGTTTTCTCGACTAGTATCGTCCGCATTTGGCATTGGCAAGTATGTGGTACCTGCTGCCTTGACTGTACGCTGGCCAGCAATGCAGTCATTGATTAACTGCCAATCTTCTAGCCGCGAACAAACTTCCTCACGAAAAAAAGCAACCCCTGTCTGTTCGTAACTCATTGTTTACCTCGCAAATGTGATGTCAACGTGTTCAAGTAGCAAGTTGCCGCTGTCAAGCACCATATAACGTTCTTCATCATGCAAGTGATCCTCGCACTCGGTGTCTACTTCGTCTGGCTTCGCTTCATCTCGCGGCAAAGTCGGATTGAGCGCGAGTGCTGCACGACAATTGTCTGTGTAGTACAACCCCGGACCTTCGTTGCTGCGTGAGTTTTCCAAGCGCGCACGAATCAACTCTAGACCTAGCTTGCGCGAGCCTTGCGACTTGTTAGATCGCGTCCAGGTGACGCCTTCGGCTTCCATAAGCGCAGCAGTCGACGCTTTGCCAACATCGTCAACACCGTAAATCGAATTGTCTGCAGGACCTGCCCACACTGGTTCTTGCAACCAGCCATCAGCTAGCATAGCTTGCTCGCGCGCAACAATGCCGCGAGCAACTGTAGTACCAGACAAGCGCAGTCCTATATTAGTGCCAATCTCTTTGCTGCCGTACCACTCATTGATGCGCACAAGACTATTAGCAGGCGGGCACCACACAGAGCCATCTGGCATTGTGATATCTTCGCCCGTCGCTTTGAGCCACCAACCAACGCTAAAGGGCGCGGTGCTACCCCAGTCTAATGCACGATACACACGACAACCAGCGGGCACACAAAAACGCGGCTTGACTAGGTGCTGTCCCCACAAGTCGCCAACTGCATAGCTTCCGCCTGACAGAATATTCCAGTTGCCATCTCGCCACGCTGCCCGCTTGTCCTTGTCGGTCATGCGCTCTAAGCCAGCGAGGTACTGTATATCCAGGTGCTCATTTTCACGCCAACTGCCGAAGATTGCCACTTGTGTAGTGGTCACATTCTCGCGTTGCTGTGTCTGCGGATTAAAGACTAAAGTGGTCGTCTTTACTATGCGTCCAGATTCGGCTACATCAATAAAGCGCTTCTTTACCCAAGTGTGGCCAGGACCATAAGGGTTGCCTGTTGAAAACGTGCGCAATGGAATCGGCGGCAACAGCACGCCAGTGCGTGCGAAGTGCTCTTGCGAAGTGAAGCCGCTCCGATTACACGAGCCAATTGCATCGTAGAGCGTTGGTGTCGGATATTTGGGCAGCTCGTTCCAACCGATGTATGGAAACTCTTGCCCGTGATAGAGCCAATAGTCGGACTCTTTTTTGATCTGCCTAATAAGCAGTTCTTCGCCAGTTGGCCAGCGCCACTTGTAATCACTGCGACTAGCGAGAAACTCGGCCCCATCGCCTCGACCATTGAACAATCGATGCGACTTGGCTATTAGATCATCAAGGTTCTTGTATTCGCGATCAAACACAACACCGCGCCAGTGCGAGCCGTAGCCTGCACCAACATAACGCCGATAAGCCATCAACTGAGCTTCTGTCGAACCTCGACCACGCGCCCCATGAAAGAACACATGATTACACTGGCACTGTATTGCGAGCAATTGACCTGTGATGCGCTTAACATGCAACTGCCAAGCGCCTTCGCTGTCTTGCACAGCAACAGTACCTAGCGGCTTCCACGCGACTACTTGTTGCATGCTCACTTCACAACAAATAGCCCGTCTCCGAGCATTTCAATAGGTCGCGTTTGATTGCCCACTTGCACACCATATACGTGCTCGGCAGCAGCATCGAAGTCAATAGCAGCGTCCAACCAAGCGCCAAACTTCGCAGTGTTTTCTTCGTCAGGAACCTGCACAGCAACTATTGCATCCATGCGCGCTTTCGCACGTGCCATACGCGCAAGGTGCTTACTGCGCACAACAACTTCAAGCAGTGGTGGCTTATAGTTGTGCATCTTGCTCTACCTCTGCTTGAAGTGCAGCTTGTGCTGCAATTGCTTGTTGCTCCCACAATTCCATGCTCTCAGCAACTGGAATCAATAGCACGCCGCCATTGACTGTACCTGCAAACTTGGCTGGCGCTTCGTGGCCCATAATGCGCGCCATAAGTGCAGACGCTGTAACACGAACGTGCGCATTCTTTTGCTCGTCAAATGCAATTGACTTTACGTTGAGCGCTAACTCTGCAAAGCTGCAAATCTCATCTTTGGTCAATTGCTCGCGCAGCTTTGTAAAGCGCTCACGCACGTATGGATCACAACGCCACTTTGCCCCTTGGCGTGCGGCAGATCGTGAGGACAAACCCGCAAAGACCGCCGCCGACGTGCTCCCAAGTCCCATAAGCAAGCCCTCGACAAAGCGATCCATTCGCGCGCGTACCTGTGGCGGCGCACTCTCTGTGCGTGGCAAGCGAATGCGCTGATTGACTGTCCGTCGGGGCATACAACGCTTAGGCTACGGCTAGTCTGACGCTACTGTCAAATCTAGATAATTGGGCGGCGCTTAGCAGCTAGCCTAGCCAGACAATCCGCTTGCCACTCACGCGTGCGCGTGCACTCATGCGGCCCTCGCAGTCCACAGACACACTGCTTGTCACGCATGCCCGCGAGCAGCCGGTCAGCTGCGGACGCGCGTAGATTGGCACTGGCCGTGCGCACGTACCTACCATCGACAGCAGGAGGCAAGCGCCTACCACACTTTATGCAATAGTGCGCGTACTTCAGGGCAGGAGTGCCGCAAGCAGCACACTTGCGTATACTCTGCTT